ATATAAAACAAGGCTGATAGTTCCTTTTTATTATCAAGGGGACATAGTCGGATACACTGCTCGTAAACTAGGCGACGGCTCACCCAAATACATTACAGACAGTCAACCAGGATATGTTTTTAACTTGGATAGTCAGGGTTGGGATAGAAAGTTTGTAATCGTGGTGGAAGGACCGTTTGATGCTATTAGTGTAAGCGGTGTTGCTGTGTTGCGTAACGAAGTAAATGAGCAACAGGCAATGCTTATTAATGCACTGCAAAGAGAAGTGGTTGTGGTTCCTGACAAGGATCAAAGTGGACAACAACTAGTGGATGACGCAGTTAAATATGGATGGAGTGTTAGTTTTCCAGAGTGGCCTGATAATGATATCAAGGACGTTGCTGATGCTGTAAAAAGGTATGGAAAAATATATACCATGCAAAAGATTGTTAACTCAAAAGCAAATGGAATAAAAATACAAATATTGGCAAAAACATACTTTACAGAAAAGCAATAAAGGTAGTATAATATAAGAATGCAAGACTTTAATCAAGACATACAGAAATTATTTTTAGAAATGTTTTTAGCAGACGCTGAAGCATTTGTGCGTTGCCAAGGTATTTTTGAAAGCGAAAACTTTGATCAGAAACTTAGAGAAAGTGCTGAGTTTATCAAGAAGTATGTTGATGAATATAAGGTTATGCCTGAATTGGAAATTGTAAACAGTGCTTGTGGTACACAGTTTAAAGATGCAAGCAGTGTAGGAACAGAGCATACCAATTGGTTGTTGGACACATTTGAACAGTTCAGCAGACACAAAGCATTAGAACGTGCAATCCTTAAAGGTGCTGACTTACTTGAAAAGGGTGAGTATGGTCCAATCGAAGGTATGATTAAGGAAGCAATACAAATTGGTCTTGCCAAAGACATGGGTACAGATTACTTTGCTGATCCTAGAGCAAGACTAGAAGGACTTAAGAACAACAATGGACAGGTAAGCACAGGTTGGCCAAGCATTGACAAGAAACTGTTTGGTGGATTTAACAGAGGTGAACTTAACATTTTCGCAGGTGGATCAGGTGCTGGTAAATCTCTTTTCTTACAGAACATGGCTGTAAACTTTGCCACAGAAGGCATGAACGTGTTGTACATAACACTAGAACTTTCAGAAGCACTAACAGCAATGCGTATTGATAGTATGCTCACAGGTATTGCTACAAGAGAGATTTTTAAGAATCTTGATGATGTAGAAATGAAAGTCAAGATGATGGGCAAGAAGTCAGGTAAGATACAGATTAAGTATATGCCAAGTGGTAAGAATGCAAATGACTTACGCAGTTATGTTAAAGAGTGGAGCATTAAAAACAAAGCAAAACCAGATGTGTTGTTGATTGACTATTTGGATTTGATGATGCCTTTAAGTGTAAAAGTTTCGCCAAGTGATTTGTTTGTTAAGGACAAATATGTATCTGAAGAATTGCGTAACCTAGCAATGGAACTTGGCTGTGTGTTTGTAACAGCATCACAGTTAAACAGAGCGGCTGTTGAAGAAATTGAGTTTGATCATTCACATATCTCAGGTGGTTTGAGTAAGATTCAAACAGCAGATAATGTGATTGGTATCTTTACAAGCAGAGCAATGAAAGAACGTGGACGTTATCAAATTCAGTTTATGAAAACACGTAGTTCTAGTGGTGTTGGACAAAAAGTAGATCTAGAATTTGATGTGGACAGTTTGCGTATTAGAGATCTTGCAGAAGATGAAGAATATCAACAGTTTAAGAAACAGAGTTCTACCATCTATGAAGGACTTAAAAAACAATCAACGGTATTGGAATCGCATCATGATAGTGGCGAAGAAACAGCACTACGTGAGCCAGGTGAAGGTGATACCATAGGTAAGATCAGCGGTAAAGCACAAAGCACCAAACTTCGCGATATGTTAAAAAGCCTCAGCACAGAAGAATAACCTCTGCTAAATAAAACAAGCAGGGGACGATAATGAAATGGTTTATAGTGGTTCTGATGTTAGGAACCTATTCCGATGGTGGCAAAGACACATTCTTGTACACAAATCCCAACTTCGATACTGTGGATCAATGCAAAGATTATGTGTATTTTTCAGCCGATGAAATACGCAGACATATGATGATAGAGTTCATAGGCAGTCAAATTGATATGATCTACTGTGTGCGTGAAGACAAATTGCAAAAAATTATAGAAACACCCCCGGGTAAATCAATATAAAAAATTAACCAATTTGGATATTCAGATCCAATATCCACGGTAAATACTCTGAAGGCATTTAAGGCAAAGAGGCATTTATTATGGATGAACAAAAACAAATTGAGGCTCTTCTCGATCGATTTACTAGGCCCATACCCAAAGGCAAGGTTTACGAAGACAGACTCGCAGAAGAGTTTGAACTGATTCTCAATCAGAGATTCACACAATACTTCCTACAGATATGCGACATACTTGACCTTACCAAGGACATACCTCATATGACTAGAGGCAGTGCTGGTTCAAGTCTAGTGTGCTATCTGTTGGGCATTACAGATGTAGATCCAATCAAATGGAACATACCCGTGGCACGATTTATGAATCCACTGCGTGACGACTTACCTGATGTTGATATAGACTTTCCACATCACAAACAGGAAGAAGTTATGAATAGGATATTCAAACGTTGGCCGGGCAAGTCAGCACGACTGTCAAACTATGTATTATACAAAGACAAGAGTGCTAAACGTGAAGCCGCTAAACGATTAGGGGCAAAAGGCAACTTACCTCGCAATTTCAAATACGAGGATCTAGGCATAGACACCAAAGAGGCTAAAAGAATAGAAAACAAACTTAAGGGGAAAAAGAGATGTATATCAAAACACTGTGGAGGCATTTTAATGTTTACAAGGCAATTACCAAAATCTTTAATATCGCAAGACAATCAAATACTGCTGGACAAGAACGAAGTAGAAGATCTAGAACATCTGAAAGTGGATGTTTTAGCCAATCGAGGTTTGAGTCAACTAGTAGAAATAGACTCAAGACCATTGACGGAATATCCGGAGTGGGACGACAAAACCTCGGACTTACTGTGCCGTGGAGATGTGCTTGGAGTAACACAAGCAGAATCACCCGCGATGAGGAGATTGTTTAGAGCGATTCAACCAAAGAGTGTTTATGATTGTGTGTTCGCCACAGCACTGGTAAGACCTGTAGCCGCCAGTGGACGCAGAACCGCTAGTATGTTTCACGACTGGAGCAGAGAACGCCAAACCGATACCATTGTGTATGAAGATGATGCTATTGAAAGGATAAGTAGTATTATAGGAGTTAATTACTATGAAGCGGATATGTACCGTAGGGCGTTTGCTAAAAGAAACGAAGACAAAATTGCAGAATTTATTCAAAGGATGGGAAGCCATCCAAAAAGAGAATCCGCATTTGTCGCTCTACAGTCTTTATCCGGATTCGGGTTATGTAGGGCTCATGCAGTCAATCTTGGACGACTCATCTGGGCACTCGCCTACCAAAAAGCACACAACCGAGAAGCATTCTGGCAAGCCTGTCTCAACCATGCACAAGGATCGTACCGACGCTGGGTACACAAAAACGAAGCCAAGCGAGTAGGCATATATCCCAAAACAAATTCACGCAGTGATCTATTTGACGATCCTGTTTATCAATACAAAAAATACAGTTGGTGGAGTGATCCAAAGTTTTTGCCAGGTATGTTTGTCAAGGGCACCTATATGGATCATGTGGAGTTTGCTGGACTTGTGGCAAATGGTCGTGTGTACAAGGGCGATAAGGGCAAGTATGTGACCTTTCTTATGCTAGGCTATGACAATGGCGGATACGTTGATGTTGTTGCCAAACGTCCTGTAAGTTATGCTGACTGTGATGTGGTATGGGGCACGGGCAAGGTTGTGCATCGAAACAATTCAGATTATATTGAAGCGGATCAGATCAAGACCTACTCAATTGATCAGTGGCTTAATCGTTAAAGAAATTCTTAACTGAACTTTCAATGGCATTGTGTGTTTGTCCTTGCCATAGATGTTTTGCGGGAAGTTCAAGGATATTTTTTGGACACAGTTGGGTAAGCCAACGATGCTGAGGTGTCCACGGGTGTTCTCCACTTTGCTCTCCCTCAAGTTGTCCTCCCTGCCAAGAACTTACACCTATAAACATTCTCCAGTGACTGGGACCTCTACCCTCTGCTATTTCTCTCAGTATGCTCACACTGCTGGTCACACACAGCGTGTTTGTGATCCAAAATGTGTTTGATGCTAGGCAATCTGGTGTGTGCAGAAAGTGTAGTCCATCCGAGTGTACAGGACCACCTATGTAAACAGGATCATCACCATCATAGTCTAGGTTTAAATCTTCTGCGATGTTCTTTACCATAACCTCACTGCTGGGTTTGTTCAGCATGAGACCCCATGCACCATTGGCATGATGTTCACACACAAGCACCACGCTCTGAGCAAAGAATGTGCTGTTGGCGCTGGGTTGTGCTATTAGAAGATGTCCTTGTAAACTGCTATCAAGCGTTTTCATTCCAACAGTTCCTTGTTTCATCCTAGCGTAATTTTTTTAACTGTTGGGTAACTGTTTTGATCTTACCATCTGGTGCACGTTTTAGATTGCGTTCACTGGTACGAATAAGTTCTGCTTTTTGAACCTGTGGTTTTTGTCCTGCGAATTCACCTGGTTTGATCTTGCCTTGTTCGTCAACTTCCTTAGCCATGTATTTCTCCTATACGTGTGTAGCCGTTATCGACTACACACATATTTACCGATGTATAAGAAGTTTATTGCCAGTTATTGTTAGATCTGACTATTCTGTGTGCCAATGCCTTGCCAGCATTAGAACCGTGCTTTACCACGTATCCCTGTGTGCCATTGGCATTGATGTCTACTTCTTTTCTAGCACTAAACAGCGTCATGACTTTTTTAGCCATCACTGAATCGTTAGTGTATTTTTTAAGTAGGTAACTGAATCTATTCATATCACCCTCCCTGTTAAAGTTAGGTGCGTTCCTTCGGCATTGCGCCTACTTCCATGCTACTGCACGAACGATATACATATTTAGCATATCAGCCATGCAAAGTCAACATATTATTTTCCAAACCAATTGTTGTTCAGCGTTTTGGCCAACAGCATTGTGGTGTTAAACCATTGTGTGGCCACATCCGTCTGCGTGTCAATCAGCGAGTTAATGCTGTTCTTTACTTCTTCGTTTGAGTATAACTGTGCTACCACGAGTTTTTTGGTGCTCTGAAACTGTTCTATGTAGAACTGGGGTGTAAACATGATCTGCTCCTTAAAGGTTCTTGACTATCAGTAGTGTGGCTAGGACGCCGACCGCGCCCAGTGCCATGCCCAGCAGTAGACTGGGTGCGTGTACCATAAATGACAGCAGATAGGGTGCCATTAGGGTTTGATCTCCAGGGGTTCTGTTACGACGATATAGTGATGCTCAAAGTTCTTGGGCAATATCACAAAGTCCTGATGCAGGCAACTGTAGCCTTCATGGTTGTTCAAGACTTTTTGATAATAGGATTCCGCCTGTTCGCAGTTTTCAAATGTACCTACGTAGGTATCGCAACAGGGTGCTAGTAGTGATACTGATAATATGTACTCCAGCATTAATATATTTAGCGATTGAATACTTGTTTAAATAACTGTATGCGTACAAACACAGTAAATGGCATTCTGTTTGAAATAAACAATCCCCAGGACGTGATACAGCGTAAATTGGTAAAGGGCACACAGTGGAATCGTTGGTGCTTTGAATTGATCATTGAACTACAGGCCACGCACAATCTCAAGCATCTGGTAAACGCAGGCAGTCACATAGGCACACTGGCACTGCCTCTGAGTCGTGTGTTTGAACGTGTGACCTGTGTGGAACCTTATCCACCAACCTACGAGCATCTGTTACGCAACATACAACTTAACGGATTTGATAACATACACACCCGTAACTATGCACTAGGCTCGGAACATGACACCGTGTTCTTTGTGGATGGTGTGACCAACAACACGGGTGGCATACACTCGGTAACAGCCAGTGACATTGATAGTGATCGCAAGGGTGGCGGTCGTGCGGGCAAACAGTACACTAGACCCATGCACCCCTTGGATGACACAGATATTGATCTGTTTGATATACTGCTTATGGATGTGGAAGGCACAGAACTGGAACTGTTAGAGGGTGCAGAACACAAGATACACAAACTCAAACCCATCATCATAACCGAAATCTGGGACGATGCCAAACGCACCCTAGAACGATTACAGACCACACGTGATCAGGCCATACAGAGAATAGAAAGCATGGGTTACACGTTAATCAAAAACAAAAAGGACGACTTCCTGTTCATGCCCAAATAGGCGAAGCCTAAAATGGGCGACACTTCAGATTCTGCCGGATAACTACTAGCATGAAAGTTTTTATAATGGCAATCTTTATAGGCTATTTTGATCCAGTGGCTGGCGTCTTTTATAGTCCTTTTGAAGAATACCCCCAAAAGGTATATCATACAGAACAGGAATGTTTAACTGCCTCCAAAATTAAAGGAGACAAGATGTATGAGTCATCCATAAAATATCCCGATCTAGGAATAGTTCATATAAAAATTGATTGTGTTGAAACTTCAGACAAAGCGGGCACAATCTAGCCAAAACAGGCGAAGCCTTAGCCAAAAATTTTTAGAGCGTAGCGACTAGCGGTCAGCGTTACTAGAGCGTAGCGACAAGCGGTAGCGTTTTTAGGAACCACAACAATCAGAGGGCGACGGCAGTGTTTCTATCACGGGAGGCTCACAGTATGCTAGCCACCCTGTTTCCAATTCGTCATTGTGCTGGCTACTCCATGCTAGCCAACCCGCATATGCATCACGATCCTCTGCTACCGCATACTGCGCCTGTGTCCACTGTGTTCTAGCCTCCATGTCACGTGTACGCAACACATACTCACGCTGTAGTCTAGCCTGCTCCTGCTGTTGTGCCATCCACTGTGCTTTGTCAAAGTTTTCAAAATCGT